CCTGATTCCCCGAAGTTTGATGCCGACGACTTCGGAACGTCCCTGACGTTCCAAGTGGTTCGGATCCTGCGAAGGGGATGACCCTCGCTTGATCAGAAACTTGGTCAAGGCCCCGACTCCAGTGATTGGAGATTCGGGGGTTCTCATGCGCACACTTGCTCCCTTAACGAGAGGAGTGTGAAGCTTGGGATGGATTCTCTCTGCCTTGTAAGGCAGAGCAGACTCCCGGCCCAAACCTGCTGCAGTGGCGTCAACGATGGACCAATGCCCTCGTAAGAGGGTACTTAGTCTGTCATCGAGCTTGGCACAGGTCTCCCAGAAACCTCCCCAATAAAGGAGATTCCGAAAGGAGACGAGACCTACAACCTCTGAGACGTCAGCGAGTGATTGGGGCAGATCATGACGAAGACGGATGGGAGTTACCCACTCACCATCGTAATAGTCACCCCCACAAGACTCCCGGAATTTGCCATTCCAGAAACTCTTGTCCTTGTTGACTTTGAGGCCAAAAGCCTCAAGCAACTGAATCACTCTGTGTACATATTCTACGGGAACGATGATATCGTCACCGTAGACACGCACCTGCCCAACCATCTCATGAATGAGACGGCGGGTGAGGGGTTCACGTCTCTCGTAAGCAATCGCGGCGAAGACAATGGTTGTGAAAACCATTGCTTCGACGGGAAAGCAGAGAGCAGAGCCCATCGACGCGAACTTGACCAAGGGTATGACCCCATGGCCAGGCACATCGGCCTTTGAGCTCCTTGTCGCTTGGACCGCCTCGTTCAAACGAGGAAATCTTTCGAAAAGGAGTTCTACATGCCGATTCAAGACACGATCGGATGCTTCGCTCAAATCAAGCGTAGCAAGGGCGCCATTGAGGCTTCCCTTACGAGCAAGGACCCTGTTTGGGTCCTGATGTTCGAATCCGACGAAGAACCTGCCGAGATCGCACATCTTGTCACCCCCGGTTGGAGGCGATTCGACGTGCTTCTCAATCTCATCGATGAATTGATGAGACAGAGCCTGCTGCATGTATTGCATGGCAGTGGGCTCGACTGCAATGATTCTGGGTGTCTTGGGCGTTTTAGGGACGGAGATGACCTTTACAGGGATCTCCGCACCAGGCTCGAGAAACTCGACACGTGCCAGTTGGTCGTGATAACGCCAACTAGGGAGAGCGTAATCCTCGTAAGGAAATACGCTGTCCAATCTCTGAGGCCACTTACTGACAGAAAACTTCGCGTTTCCACGGAGTTTGTCAGCGGTAGCCCCAGGGCCGTGCTTGGGGACGAGACCGAACCTACTGGATGGATCGACGATTTCGCAATCGCGATCCTGTTTCCAGGGAGGAAGGGTTCCGACGCTAACGCGTGGGAAGAGAGTTGTGAATAACCAATCTCTCTCTCGCTGCACATCACAAGGCCTCCTGGCGGAGGTGTGTGACTCTTCCATAGAGTCCCAGTGATGAGCAAGCTGATGCCTGCCGAGAATAGAATTCTCGACATGAGAAAACACATCAGCCCATAAGAGGGTGGACGCTTTTCGGAACAGGGGAAGAAATTCCTCAAAGCCATTGCTGTCCATCCCTTCGAGTTCTGCCTCGATCTGCACGAACTGTCGCATTGCGCGAGTTTCACGCCCTTTTGAGGCGCTGCGCTCAATCTTGCCAAACACCAGCGTGAGCTGGCGGATGGCACGGATGCAATCAACACTTGGTTCGGGCAGAAGTGACCCATCAGAACTGAAGATTTGACTAAGGAAACCCCCTAGAAATACGGGGAGCCCTCCTCTTCTCTTAAAACTAGAGAAAGAGGCGTAGTCAATGGACCCACGCTCTAAGGACCTTTCCAGGGCCTTAGAGTACGTGGGAAGGGTGATCGTTAGAAACGAATCACCTTCCGCTTCAGTTCGATCCGCGACGGTTTTGATGTCGCGGACGGCGCTAGTACAGCACCAGCTTGCCATTTCATTGGCAAGCTCTCTCCACAGAGACATCAGGCTTTTCATACGTCCCTCCATTTCACATGGGGTGTGCGTAATCCATAGTCTGATGAAACCGATAGGTCCTCCTTAGGACCTAGCTCTCACCACCAAGAAGCTTGGTGATGGCAGCTCCTGAAGAAGCTGAAAGATAGGCGATGAAGCCATCCACCAGCTGCTTCTGCTGAACCACCGTGAGTCCCACGGCCGGCGTACGCGTAACGAGCCAGACAGAGTCTGTCACGTTCGTGTAAATACCGGTCGAAAGGGGATCCGCGACGGTTTGGGTACGATCGAGTCGGATCACGCGCTGGTTAGTCTTGCCCAAAGTATGGGCAATGCTAGCCTTCACGAGACCATCGTCCTTCGAAAAAGCACCAGAGTTGGTGCCAGACGAAGTTCGGGCCAATGAATTGGCGACTGCATTGATCGTAACGGTAATCGGATCGGAAAACATCAGACATCTCCTGTGTTGAGTGACTAGGCTATGCCTAGACGTGGTTGAAAAACCCTGGGTTAAACGCCCAGAGCCACGGCTCTCACCACTTGGACAAACCAAGCGCTGAGATGATGGCGACCTGCTTCGTAGATAACGAAGAGAAGGCAACGCCAAATCCATATGGTGTACTTGCTCGGCGGAGTTTGAACTCCTCGAGGCGAGTTTTCCTCTGGTAACGGCCGTTAAAACGGCCGTAGTCCATAGTTTCTCGCCGGGAATGCGACATAAAATACGCATTCCGCAAGACCAAGCCATCGGTTCCGATATTGGAGACATTAGTCATAATGTCCCCCATATTCCCGAACCAATCAGCGGCCCAGCTCCACGGGGAGAGGTTCCAAAGAACCTCAGGGGTTAGTCGGACGCCAAGTAACTTTCTGGCGTACGAACCATATCGGCGAATTTTATCATTCACCGAGCCTCCAGTTGGCAGATAGTAAATATAATCTGCCGTAAACCACTGTTTCTGAGAAACAGTCTGGATGCGAGCCCCCCCCGAGAAGAAGCCAATGCCCTGCGTAGCCGAAAATCTGTCATTGACAGATTTCTGGTTGTAGGACTCTGGCCAACGGTATGTCCGATTGATCGAATGGTTAGCATCTTGTTGATACTTACCAATGATCGTGTCAGATTTGTCCACGGTTTTTGCAAAGTCGCGGACGGCTCCGACAATCGGAAGCCAACCAAATTCTAAGTTGAGGTACTCGCCGCCGGCTCCACGAGCCGCGCGAGTAGCTTCCCTCATCTCTGAACCTGGAAGGTTAGGCAGACCCTCGCTTCTCAACTCGCCAAGGTTAACTGACAAGTCGAAAGCAGGGTTCGTGGGCAGGGTACGCGCGATGCCAGTGGCACCTAACGCGATCGCCTGCAATTCAGATGGCTGCGAATACATGGGCAGATCTGTCCATGAAAACGCCGGGTTTTCTATTCGGATACTTCCTACAGTGAGATTATCACCGTAGATAAGTGGGTCCGGATAGTAGTCCGTTGTGTCCCTAGAAAGATTCCAGGGGCCACCACCTGACCAGCGATTATTCAGATGTGCATGGGAGAACGTCTGCTCAGTTTCTGAGCTCAGTTTTCCCGCATCCGAATAATTGCCCCACGGATTGAAGATGGACGATCGATGCTGACCGGATACCGTTCCTGATATCCAAGTCCGCTTCTTCACGACCATTTGCCTCATCCGTTCTGTATGGAAACACCACCTGATGGCAGTGCTAGCGTGGGCGCACCTTACGGTGCG